ATCAAATAATTCACTACTGTTTACTTTTTCATCAAATTTACTTTTGACATCATATGCCAAGTTGACAACTCTGACCGTGCCAGCTGCATCTTTAATTCCGTCTGTGATACCGTAGCCGGCAAGCGTTGTAGCTTTATTAGCTTTGTTTGCAAGGCCGTTGCTCACATCGGTTGTGTTAGCTTTATTTTTCAGCGTTGTCTCAGTGCTCTGCAAACGCGAGTTAATTGAGTCAATGTCGCTTTTGTTTGCTTTTTTCGCAAGATTTGCGTCGGCCGTGTCAAGCCTTGCTCCAAGTGAATTTTGACCGCCTCTTGCCGTGGCTATTTCGGACTTCACGGCTTCAATGCTTGCTTCATCAGCGGTGAAGCGTGTGTTCAGGTCGGCTGAATCACCTCTTGCCGTGGCTATTTCGGTTTCAAGTGCAATTGCTCCGTCTGTTGCCTGTTCAATCCCCTCGTCCATATGGTTGAGGTTGTCGGCATTGAGAGCAGGAGCAGAGCCGTTCACAAAGCCGATTTTATTGTATTTGTTCATTCTCTTTTATTTCCTTTCCTAATCGCTTTTTACCCTTTGATGTGAGGGTAGTTATAAATCCGTCCATTTTCTTATTGAACACAAATGTTTCGATTGTCGGCAAATCCTTAAACGGAGTTTTAATTGTGTACTTATCGCCTGCCTCAAGCCACCAATACGAAAACAGCTTAATTTTTGTCGGGCGGTATTTATATACACTGCCAAAAAAATTAGCAGAATTATATTTAGCACCGATATCACTTGCTGTTGTTCTGCACCTCATCAAAATATTATCGGAAACATACCACGAAAAATCGTTACTGCTGCCATACAAATATGTTTTTTTATCGGCAAACTTAGCACTGTACATACGGATAGGTTCAAGTTCGTAATCCTCAAAAGACAGGTCCTTGTATGAATCAACGGTATCTGCCGACTGTTTGCCGTAGAGCGATAAAAATTTAAGATACCCGTATTTAGGGTCAATCATCGCAAAACACAAGGATAGTTCCGCATAAGCCTGAATTAAATCCGATAGGGTAATATTCTTTATAACCTTTTCCACGCAGGCATCATCAAAATTAAGAGGCAAACTTAAAATATCAAGTTCCGGCAAGTATGAAACAGCCTTCACACCGTAATCTTCCCACTTATCATAAAGGACGCTGTATAGATGCATAAAAGTTTCGTCTTTTGCATAGTGAGCATAACCATAACCAAAACTGCCGTCCTCGTTCTCTTTGCCTGCAAACCACAAAGACACATCCACCTTTGACATATCATAAAAAGCGTCATAGGCTGTGATTTTGACGATGTTACGCTGTTTTTTATCTCTTTGAGCCGACTGAATTTTACCGTAGAAAACAGGACATTCAACCGTTCCTGTTTCGGCAGGACAAATAAGAGTATTTGACGGGTACAAATCATCTGACGGATACAGCTCCGATTCAAGATATGTCGCCGTTATGATGACCTGTACCGTCTTTCCTATCAAAGCCGAGCAATCATAATCAATGAGTTTCACGCTCATTTCAGAGGCTATGCAACCGCCGAATTTCAATTCTTTTTCAACGATTTCATTTTCAAGCGAAAAGCTGTCAAGCACGATACTTTCGCCGGTTATATCCTCAAAACTGCCGTCAGGAGAATGCAGGGCAACAGTATTGTAAAGTGTGTTTGTTTTCAGCTTATCAGCAATTTCTTTAGATACAAGCATTTTTAAGAATCACCCCTTAATACTCAATCAGCTCAACCGTAATCGGCTGATAGGTTATATCACTTTTTTCGGCATTCATTACGGTATATTCAATATCAGGAATATAAAAATAAGAGGTGTAATAGCTGTTCGTTTCATCGTTCCAATAAGTTACCCTGCACTTTCTCTGTAATTTATTCGCCATTGAGAGGTTGATAATCGACTGAAAATCAATCTTTTCGTTAAGATGAAGAATGTGAGTTGAAAACGAAATTTTTGTTTTGTAATTTGGCAGCGTTGCCCTTTGAAGTGTACCTATCTGATCTCGTTCCGCAGAAGTTTCAAGTCGCTGATTCGGAGTTGACGAAAATGCGCTAATGTACTTATTCGGCATTATGTTGTTGCCGAATTTAAGCAAATAGCCGTTATAATTTGACATATCATTCCCCCTTTACGCAAATGCGGATTTACCGTTGTGTCTGCGTCTGTAAAGCTCATCCTGCCTTATCATTTCTTCAAAAAGCGTTGAACCCTCAAGTTCTGCCGTAAACAAATAAGTGTTGCCGCCGTTATTGCGGAAGATAATGAACATTTCATAAATGCGTTTAAGCAGGTCAAGAATTTGCGTAAGAATCACGGTATCCTGACCGCCCGAATTGTCGAGCATACCCTGCAACTTGTTGAGCGGAGAAATAACCTCAGGATTGCCGCTGTTAGCACCTGCGTTATCGCCGACAACAGCAAGTGTCGGAGCTTTAACAATACCGCCTTTTGCAAATTTTCGTGCCGGTGATTCCGTGGGTTCTTCAAATCTCGGAATGAGAGGCGGATTTTCAGGCATTGAAAAGTTCCAATCCTGTCCAAATGCCGCGCCGATAACACCCGCAATTCCGCCGATTGAATTAACAACGCCCGAAACAAAGTTATAAATACCAGTCCACAACGCATTTATGCCGTCAATGATTGCGTTTATAATGAACTTAAACACGGCGCAAATGCCGTCCCAAATGCCTTTGAAGAAGTCGTAGATACCCTGCCATGCTTTTTTCCAATCGCCTGAGAAAACACCTGTAATGAAGTCAAGAAGACCGCCGAATGTTTTCTGTATAGCGGTAACCAACTCACCGATAAATGTAAACACATTATCAAACACTCTTTTTACGGCATTGAAAACATTCTGAAATATAGGTCCCCAAAAGCTGACAAGCCAGTTTACAAACGGTGACAGGAAGTTATTCCACACGGTTGAAACACAGTCTGCAACCTTGCCGAAGAAGTTTATTGCACCTTCAAAAACAGGCTTCAGCCAGTTTTCCCAAGCTGACTTTACGATTGCTACGATAAAATCCCACGCAGGCTTAATCCATTGATTGTAAACATTCATCAGGGTTGTGCCGATGTTGGTAAACATATTGCAGATATTCTGAAAAATCTGCTGTCCGCTGCCGTTCCACCAATTACTGATAATTGTTCCGATATCTCCGAAAATCTGACCGACAAGATTAAAAACATCTGCAAACTGCAATTGTAAATTTTCAAGAAATTTTGTGATTGTTGCACCGTCATTTTCAGTCCATTCAACAAGGCTTTCGGTTGCGATTGAAAACGCACCCGAAACAACTTCGCCGACTGAACCCGCAAAGGTTGTAAGACCGCTTAAAAGATTGGAAATTGATTCTTCCATTTGAGGGCGAACATTGTCAATTGCATTGCCTGCAAGTGTACCGAAATTATCAAAAAAGATTGAAAGGTTGTTATAGCCGTTTGTAAGATTGTTGCCTATGGTGTCGATAAAGCCGATAATCTTTTCCCTGTCTTTTGAAATCCACTTTGCAACACCGCCTGAAATGGTCTGAAACGACTTTCCGCCGATTGTCGCAACCGCTCCGAATGCAGAACCGATTGCCCCGAGTTTTGCAGAACCGACCTTTTGCATTGTGCCGAATGCCTTTTGAACTATGGGAACAGCATTATCAAAAACAGTCTTGCAGTTCTTGCCTATAGCTGACCAATCAACCTTGTTAATACCTTTCTGTACATTCTCGACAAAACCTTTAAATCCGCTTTTTTCGTATAGATTTTTGAATGCACCCGAAAGATTTTTGCTTGTGTCCTTGACAACATTCTTTGCAACAGCTCCGCCCGATGAACCGCCTGAAGAGCTTTTTGATGATGAGGTGTCTGACTTTGAAGATGAGCTGTCAGAGCTTGAAAGCACATTCAGCTTATCAAAGCCCGCAACACTTCTCTTTGCTTTTTCGGAACTTTTCTGAACATTATCAAGTGACTTTGAACTGTCATCTGCCGTATCCGTAAGGCTTTTGGCAGAATCGGACGCAGATTTGATATTGCTTGCGGTGTTGTTGCCTGTATCCCAGCCGAAGACCTTTGAAAGCGAATCAACCGCACCTTTGGCATATTCCGTTAAAGTTGCAAGTGCGGAACTCAACCGCTTTACAACCTGAGTTGCCACCTGAAGAATAGGCTGACCGACTACGGCAAGGAGCTGTTTCCAACTTTCTCTGAGGTTGCCCGTTACATTCTCCCAACCGTCTGCTTCACGGCTTGCCTGTCCCATAGCACCCGAAAGCTGATTAGCGTCCTTAACCATTTGCAAAAGCGTGAGCTGTTTCTGCGATTCCGACAAATCCGTAAATGACTTGCCATACAGCTTATTAGCCGCCGCATTTCGTGTGGTTTCAGTACAGGACAAACCGAGTGCGGCATCATTTTCAAAGTTGCCTTTGAGAAACGATTTCAGGCTTTCTGCGGTGTCTTCAAGCGAACGGTCATAATATGCGGCACTGTCGGCTGTTACCTGCAAAGCCTCCTGCATCATTCCCAAAGCACTTGAACTGTCCATACCCGTAGTTTTTGCAAAAGCATAAATGCTTGTGCCGACACCCTGTAATCGGGTTTCAAGAATACCGCTTTGATCGGCAACGCTCTTAATGGCTGATTCTGCCTGTGACTGCATTGTGCCGAATGTCTGCTCAAACTGCGAATTTGCCGCATTGACTTCCGCAGCCGATTCAATGCACTGCTGACCGAACTCCTTGATTTTGGCAACGGAAAAGGCGGCAACCACAGCCGCACCGATTTTCTTAAACGAAGATGAAACCGAATTGCTTAACTGCTCACCGCTGCCTTTGATGTTTGAAAACTCTTTCTCGGTTTTCTGAGAAACACCCTCCGCAACCTTAGAAAAAGATTGTTTCATATCCGTGCTTACATTTTCAAAATCTTTTGAAAGACTTGAAAATGCCGAATCAAACTTTTTTGTAATTGAATCGGAAATCTTATGCAATGTTTTGGAAATATCATCACCCGTAAGCCTGACATCAAGCTCAATTTCACCCGCCTTTGTCGCCATATTCACCACTTCCTTTCATTTTAGATTCTTTAAAAACAGGCATAAAAACAGCGCACACCGTTATGATGTACGCTTAAAAAAATTGCAGAAGAATAGCCACCCCGTTTGGAGTGGCTTTTTGTTTTATTTGTTGAGTTCGTAGTATTTGATGTCGATTTTCGGAAGTGACACATTGTTGCCCATTACGGTTTCATATGTATAGTCGCCGTCACAAGTTCCCCAGAATGTGATTACATCATCTTCAAGGAGTTTGTCCGCACCGTCAGGAATTTCTACAGTTGCGTAGATTGTATCAGTCCACAATGGTTCATCAAGATACTCATTTTCTTCTTTGGTTATATTGATTCTCAGGTCAACCGAATCGCCCCAGCCTTCCTGAACCTGAATAATCTTACCTTCAAACTTGTAGTCATTACCTTTGTACTTGTCAGGGTTTCTTGAAAGAGTTTTAAAGTCGATTGTTTTGCAACCGTCTTTAAATTCTTTTTCAACCTTCTTCGGGTCTTTAGTAGGCTTTTCTGTTGCAACTTCTTTTGTGGTCGGTGCTTCTGTCGCTTTTTCAGTTGCTTTTTCTGAACTCTGATTTGCAACAGTAGTTTCCTGCTTTGATTTGTTTGAGCTGCTGTTACCGTTAATTGCACCGTTTACACCGCCAACAATCATAATAGCAACAACGATAATAACCCAAAAATACCAACGCTTGTAAATTTTCTTCTTTGCATTTGCAGGATTTACGGTTGCCGAGGTTGAATCGTTTCCGCCAAAGCCTGCACCGCACTTGTCGCAAAATTTTGCATCGTCCTTTAATTCGTTTCCGCAATGTGGACATTTCATAAACATACACTCTCCTTAATAAATTTGTTAGTGTATGTTACATTTTATCACTATATATTAACATTGTCAAGAGTTTTGTAGATACAGTGAAAATTATGTACAAATTTACAGATTAGCGAAGAAGTTTTGAAATTCTGCAAGAACGGTGTTCATATCTTCGTCTGAATAGTGCTTTATATTCCTTGACCGCCATTTGTTGCGGATTTTATGCTGTGACGAAGTAAAGTTTTTCAAGACCTCTTTGTCGGTTTCAAGGCGAATTTGAACCGTTCTTGCAAGCGGTGTTTCGGGTCCTAAGCCTTGCAGAAGTGAGCAGAACTCATTCCAACTCATTTTAGCAAAATCCTTTGAATAAATGCTGACCCCGTACTCCGAGCGAAAGCTCGACACGATTAAATCAAAGTCATCAATCAGGTCGTAGCCGGGGTCTGAGCTTCCCCCTCGTCAGTCAAATCGCCTGTTGCAATTTTGGCAGATTCGCTGATAAGGGCGTTGAAATCGTGCATATTCAGCTGTAGCTTTTCAATCTTTTCTCTCTCGGATTCATCAAAAAGAAGATGATACATTTCGATAACATCTTTACTTTTACCGTTGCCGTCCTCAAAAAGTGCCGCAACTTTGAGCATTGAAACTGCGTCATTGTTGATTGCAAGGCCAACATTTTTAACTCTGACACTCGGCTTTTCCTCAAAATTAAGTTTGTCTGTAATATCAATTAACTTTGACATAATCGTTCATTCCTTTCGTTTTTTAAGCGGCTGCTGTATATACGGGTTTGCCGTTTGACATAACTTCAAATTCAAGCGGAGCAACACCCGTACTTGCGCCTGCACCGTTTGATGTAACGGATACAACTGCATTTTTAAAGAGGACGGTTGCACCGTTGGGGAAGGTCCACATAAACGAAACTTCTGTCTTTCTGCCGTTTTCAAATGCAAGGGCGGCAATCTGGTCATTGCCTGCGTCACCGATTGTACGCTTGCCCTTTACTGAAATTGTGATTGACTTTGCTGTCATAAGCCTTGACTTCCAGCCCTCGTTTTCAAAGGCTGTCCATTCCTCGACACCGTTGTCAAATGCAACGGAAAATTCTTCGCAGTTAGCAATATTTGTCGTGGCGGATTCTGTTCCTGCCTTGCCAACCGCAAACTGATTTTCATAGCACGGGAATACTCCCGATTCAACTTTTGCCATAAAATTACTTCCTTTCGTAATAAAATTTAACTTCAATGACCTGCTCATACACACCCTTGTCGTCTGTTCCCACATCAACGGGTTCTTCCGTGAGCAGTTCGATTATATAGATTTTGTGTTCCTTAATTTCAACATTTTTAATGCCGTAAAGCGTTTCGTAAAGTCTGCGTGCAAACTCCTCGGTTTCTCTTGCGTTGTCGGTGTAATGGATAAGCAAAGACACGCTTATTGTATCGTAGGTACTTTCACTGCCGATTGCCCTTGTGGGTGTTCCCGACTGCTTTAATGAATACACACCGATTGACCTGTCCTGCTTGTTGTCAAGCTTGCCGATGTAATAATGCTCGGCTGAGGTAACGCTTTTGAGCCAATCTCTGATGTCCGATAAGTAAATCAAAGTCCTGCTTCCTTTCTGTATAATCTTGCAAATGCCCGACTGCAAAAATTCTGCCGTGTACCGCCCTCAAGCCACGGTGAGAACCATTTACCGCCTGCGGCGATGTTTTCCTTACGGCTGAAATTATACTCGGGATGAAAATACAACCGCCTTGCATACGGAGTGCTTGACACAATTTTAACCGTGCCGTTCCAACTCTGCGCACAATCTTCAAAGGTGTTTTCGTTCTGAAGATTGCCCGTATCAAACGGCATTACCTGCGTGTTTTTCACCTGTTTAAGGAGTGCGTCACCTGTCTGTTCAAGAGCCTGTTGCTTTGCCTTGTCAAGCTGTTTTACAACAGGCATATTGAGTTTGATTTTTGATGATACCGAAAATCCCATTAAATCACATCCAATTCCGTAAAATTAACTGTGCCGTCGGGGTTGCGGTGTTTAATGCTCTGCACAATATTTCTCTTTACGCCGTCAAGGATTACAAAGCCACCGCTTAAAGTGGGGCTGTCGGGGGCAATATCGCCGTCAAAAAGCAAGACAGCCGACACCCGAACAATTTTCTGCTCTTTGGTATAGACCGTCTTTGCCTTTGACTGCACATTGCACACAGCATTGCCTCCGCACAATATATTTGACGGATAAAGATTTTCGGAGGGATACAGGTTTTTGCACTCAAATGCGATAACAGGAGAGCCGTCCTCGGTTATTCCCTCACCGTAGATTGTGACCTCGACAGGAGTTTTGCAGAACTGCTTTTTTACAAGTGACGGAAATTTCACGGTTTTCACGCACCTTTCAGATTGCAGGATAACAAAGTCCTGTTGATTTTAGCAACGCATAGAGGTCGGCAGGAATTGCCACTCCGCTGATACACATTAAATTCCAGCTTGCGCTAAATTCCATTGATGTGCCGTTGATTGAATAGCTTTTCAGGTAGGAAGAAATCATATCGGCATTTTCTTCTTCAAAAGCAGTAAGTCTGCTATGCACTCTGCCGATGATTCTCTTCTGCATTTCCGAAAGTTTTTCAAAATCAATGCGGTCAAAAGTCAGAACATCAATGTGTTCGGCAGAGATAACGCTGTTCTCATCTCCGCCCTGCTGTTCAATGTAATCGGCATACATTACGCAACCGCCGTTGTGTCAACATCGGCATAAATGCTGTCAATTTTGCCGTCCTTGCCGTTCGGGAATACGAATGTGTCGGAAAGTGAACGGTTCTGATAGAGCCAGCCGTCACCCTCTGTGTGTGAGCCGGGAGCAAAGAAGTAAATGCTTGAAATCTTCGGAACAGTCTTGCAGGTTTCACCGCAGGCAACAAGAACATTGATTTTGTGAGCGCCTGTTGCAGGCTCAAAACCGCCGTCATCGGGGTTAAAGTTGAAGTTATCGTAGAAACGCTCATCGTCAATAACCTCGATGATAGGGCAACCGTCAATCTCGGTCACTCTTGTTTCAATGCCGATACCGCCCTCTGCAATCTGTGTAAGCTCAATCTTGCGAGTGAACTCTGTTGACTGTTCAAGGCAGTCCATAATGTGAGATGTCACATAGGCAACAAGTGTGCCTCTTGCCTTGTATCTGCGGAGCTTGCCGGCAGAGAGAATTGTTTTGAGCTTTGAGTAAGCGTTCTCCTTAGTCCACTCCGATGTCTTTGTTGATGAATGGTAGCCGTCTGTTGCCTGAGCCTTTGTTGCAACCTTCGAGAAGAAAAGTGCGTCTGTTTCGGGAGCAACCTGTGTCTGTTCAAATGTCTTTGAAATGTTCTCAACTCTTGCGGTCGAATTTGTTTCATCAACATCTGCCTTATCAACGAGGAACTCAATATCACGGTCGTGTTCGCAGGTGAACGGAACATCTGTCTGAATATATTTGCCCTTGTTCCAACCGCCGTTGCGATTGTGGTTCTTAAAGCCTGATGTGCTCATCTGTGTGAAGTGGAAAGTTCTTGCGCCAACCCACTTTACATTTGAAGTGATGAAGGGTGATGTGAGTGTACCCTGAACAAGAATTTCGAGCAGGTCAGGGCTGAACTGCTCGGCATAGTTATTTGTGTTTGCCATGATTTTTTCAATCCTTTCTTTGGTTAAATATTAAATCTGTTCCATTTTTTGGTAGGAACATTTGCCTTTGGTTTTGTACCGTCCGATGTACCGTTGCCGTCACCGCCGATTTTCTTAACTCCTGTGCCGTTCTCGGCAGGTTTGCCCTTGAGTGCGGGGATATCGTCAAGCACCTTTTTAACAGCCTCTGTCAGCTTTTCCGCATTGACCTTGCCGTCTGTCACAGCCTTTGAAAAGTCTGCAATTTTAAGCACATAAGGAACTGTTGCAATGTCAACGCCCTGTTTTACGGCTTCGAGGGTTGCCGATTGGTTGACTTCTGCCATAAGTTTTGCGTTGTTTGCGGATTCAACTTCCGACTGCATTTTTGCAAAGTCGGGAGTGTTCTTGGCTTTCTGCTTTTTAAAAGCACCGATAGCCTCTTTCATCTCATCGGCTGACAATCCCTGCTCCTTAAAATATGACTTCAAAACGGTGTCCTCTGTCACGCTCTGTTTGCCTGTAATAAGGCTTGCGAGCTTGTCATAATCAAAGGCAGGAGCGTTTCCCTGCGGTGTTCCCTGCGGTGCAGGTGTCGGTTCATTGGGGGTTGGTGTTGGATTTGGTTCTGCCATTTTTTTCATATCCTTTCAGTTTTTCGGGTGTCTCCCGTAATCAGTTTATAGAGTGTCTCTCTGTTTTCAGTTTTGCACGGTGTCTCCCGTAGTTTAATGTCTTTGGACAATAAAAAAGCACCTTACATATTCGTAAAGTGCTTAATCTGCTTTTTCTGTTTTAACTGTTTTTGCTCTCGGCTTTTTGGGAGCGTCAGACTTGACCTCTTCTGCAAAACCGCCGTCAATGAGTTCCTTTGCTCTCTGCTCTGAGCATTCAAAAACTTCATTCACAGGTCGGGTTACATAACCGTTCTGCCTGTCGTTAAATGCTGTTGTTACTCTGATTTTCATTCCGTCACCACCTTTCTAAACCGGTCGAAATCGACGGGTTTAAATACAAAAAGCACCCTATAATCAACATTGCTGTCGGTTATAAAATGCTCAATTCGTAATTTTATGCTGTTTTTGTGAATTGCATATAACAAAACCGCCCTTTTTACGGAGCGGTTTTTTTAATTAGTAGCTGGTTTCAAGTGCAGTTAATGGAACTATTTTCATTTCATAAACATCTTTATCGTTTTCCAAACACTTGTTTATGGCTTCAACAATTTTGTTTTCAAATGTTGCTCTGTCAAATTCATATTCAAAATAGAAATCAGGAAAAGAGCCTTCACCGAAAACTCTTTCATATTTTTTTATGGCATTTTCGGTACTGTTCTGATATTCAAGATTTTCGTGTACACTCATACTATTTCAACTCCTTCATAATATTCAAAAAGCTACTATAACTATTGGGAAGATATTTTTTTACATATTCAAGCTCCAAGCCTCCGCAGGTTTCTGCGCTCATTATATTAGCCCACGTTTCGGATGCTGTTTCATAATCTCTTACAATAGACTTTACTTTTGCTTGATTACTTGCATCATAACCTAAGTTTATGTATACCTTTTGTACATCTTTTTCTATTTTTAATTGTTTAAAAGAAGAATATATGCGGTTATAATTGCTATCTTTATGTTGCCATTTCATTTTTGTGCGTTTAGTGCCAAACATTCCGCATATTGCATCTTGAACTCCTGCACTGGCAGATGAACTAAATAAATCATCCCTAAAGGTACTATCAAAGATTTTTGTGCTTAAAGCACTTTTATCTTTTCGCAATGCTTTTAGAAATTCATCACTTATACTGGCTTTATTTTTTATCAAATTATTAGATAATTTTACACTTTGTTTTATAGCGTCAATTTCTCTAAAATTAAGGTTTTTAAATACACCCACATAATCAATAAAATGCCCGTATTCGTGTGATAATATGTTGAATTTACTTCTACCGTCAGCTAGTTGGTTTTTATCGGGATATCCATAACTTATTTCTTTTAAGTCAGAACGATAACAACCTCCAGACGGATTGTATTTTACACTGTTCAGTTGAGAAGAATAATTTTTATAGGCTCTTTTGATATTGTCGTTTGAATTATTATTCAACAAATCAAGAAATTCTTTTGTATCTTGAATAGTCGGACTGGAGTTTGCAATAATTGAAATATTATTTGCATCAACAGTAGTCGTCTTTTTATTAATTATACCACTTTTACCCGATTTTGCAACAGATTCAGGCAAACTATTCCCTGCTTTTTTCGCCTTTTCTTCAAGCATATCAGCCCTATCGTGCCACTCATCGGCTCGGGTTTGGGCAATGCGTTTATTGTCCTCGTCAAGACTGTATTCGGCACGGCGGTCAAAGCGTTCTGCCTGTCGCTGTGCATACTGCTGTTTTTCCTCAATTCCTCGCTGACGGTCAAGCTCTTTGATTTCATCTTCAGACAACGGTGCGTCCAAATCATCAAGTTCGGGATAATATGTACTCGTACTGTCCTTGCACCGTGGATGAAACAAACCGTTCTTGATTGCGGTTGAGAGGAGCGGATAGTTTCCGTCTGACTTATTGCCGTTTGAATACACATCGTCAATAAACACCTTGCCGATATATTTTGCACAATCGGGGCAACCGCCCTGTCTTGAGTTCACAACAACGAGGGATACTCCCCATTCGGCTCGCTTTTCGCCCTCACCACGCAGATAGGCTCTTTTGTTGGCTGTTTTAACCGCCATATCCGCATAATCAGAGAGCGTGTGCCTTGCACCGTTTTTGTATTCCACACAATTAAGACCTGCGTTGAGCATATCTTTACAAGCCATATCAACGGCTTTTTCGTATGTAACCGCACCCGTGTTCATTGCAACCTGTGCGTTAAAAATCGCCTTGCGGTACTTGTCGTTGCTCATACGCAAAACTGCCGTTTCTGCCCTCTTTAAATCGTCTGTGGTCGATTTTATGAGTGCGTCAAGTTTACGGTCATTCACCTTAAAAAACTCGGCTGTGCTGTGTGCTGACGGCTTTTTCGGGGCTTTGAAGCCGTCCTTGACAGCTTCAAGAATTTCTGCCTCCTGACTTGCATTTCCGTCAGCTTTGGCGGTGCGAATCATCTCTTCGACCTTGCTGTTAATGGTTTTGAAACGCTTGCCGAATTTCTTTGCGTTGTGCTTGCGGTACTCTTCAAGACTTTTGAGCTGTTCAGCCTGCCATTGTGTCCAGTTGTAACCCTCTTTGGTTTCTTCGGCTCTGTGACGGCTGAAATTTCTCATCATGCTGTCAATCAGTTCATCTTCGATTTTTTCAAAGGCTTCTCTGATATTGTAATCACTCATTGTTTACCTGTGTATCGTTCTGTTCGGGATTGCTTTCGGTTTTTTCTGCATTATTTTCCGCATTTTCTTCATCATCTGCGTTATTGTCAGGTTCTTCTGTGTCGGTAAGGTCCACATCGTCAAGCTCCGATTTTTCTTCTTCGCCTGCAATACCCTGTTCCTCTTTAATTCTCTGCACCTCTTCGGCTTTCCAATCCTCCGACTTGCTGTCGCCGTAAAGCTCGTCAACCGAGGTTTCAACTGACATCAAACCGCCCTGTCTTGCTTTTGACACGGTTTCAACCTGACTTTCAAAGCTCGGATTTGCATATTCGCCGAAGTTTACGGATACTTCCAAGCCCTCAACAATACCATTGCCGTTAAGTTCACTGTCTGCATTGAGTACAACTGTAACAAGGCTTTGAAGTGCGTTCTGCGTGATTTTGACAAGATTCTGCCTTGTGTAAAGGGTTGTCTTTTCCTTTTCACGCTGAGCGTCTGCATTATCAAGCTTCTTCGTATCAATGCCGAGAGTTGACGGCGATATAATGCCCTGTAAGCAGAGGTCGAGGGCAGTAATGTATGAACTCAAATAGCTTTCGTGCTGAATCTGCGGACTTTCGGTGTAAATCCTGTTGCCGTTGCCGTTTTCAGACATATCGTTGCCCACGGTGATAAATCGATTGTCAAACGGATTTGGCGATATTGGCTGACAGGTTTCGGGATTTCTCGGAACAAGGCAACCAGGCACATACTGCTTTGTTCGGCAGGCTCTGAGTGCGTCCATCCACTGTGACCACACTTCATCAAGGCTGTCGAAAGCGTCTGTTTTTATGCCGATAATGCCCGCACCTCTGCCCTTGTGGCACGATTTGCCGTAAAGGACAGGTACAGCCCACATATATGATTCGTCAAATGTAACGCCCTTTGAATCAATCCACGAAAGAGCGTCAACCGTGTGCAGGTCAATCTCTTTGCCGTTGTCATCATACAAAGCATAGTGAATATAGCCGTAACCGTATGTTTCTTCAAAACGGTAACGGCGGTGTTTTTGCGTGTAATCGGTGTAAAACTTAACCTCTCGGATTCTGCCGCGCACATATGTAAAGTCGATGTTTTCGGCAGGATACCATTCAACAATCGGAACATCTGATACAGCCGTGTCAAAGCTGACCTTAAAAGCACCGTCACCGACAACACATAGGTCACGGAGCATTTGCTTAACCGTGTCGGATAGCTTGTTCTGCTTTTCAATATCTTCCCAACGCTCTGCATAAGCGGTTGAATTTTTACTTGTAACATCTGTGCCGTTGTAGTCGGCAATTACGATATTCACAAGCGTTTCGCAGATGAGTGCCGGCAAACCCGTGTGTATTTTACGGATTTCAAGCCCCTTTGTGCTTTTTGCCGCCCAAAACATAGTTTTGTTTGTATCAATCTGCTTGTACAGCTCCGCAAGCTGTCTGCTGTTGCCCCAATACCAAATGCGATTGATAAAGCACTCGGTCAGATGATTGCTTGTTTCGGTGACGGTAATTGTTTTGTCGCTTGCAGGAGTAATCTGCAAAAAGTTTTTAATTCCCGATCTGATAGATTCAGCCATTCTGTTAATCAGCCCCATTTATTTCACTTCCAATAATATTTTTAAACGGCAGCCACGCATATTGACCGCTGTTAATGCAATGGTCGTGACCGTCCTCGGGTGTGTTGTCTTTATCCTCTCGCCAGCTGTAAATTTCAAACTCGGCAATCGTGTTTTTACAATGTTCAAGCACAAAATAACAGTCGGTGGCAAGCCAGCCGAGTACAAGATTGATTCGGTCGATAATCTTCGTTTTCTTCCATGCATTTGCAAAGTCATAGACACAGCCGTGCTGTCGCTTATACTTTTGAAATTCGGTAATAGTCGCTTGGTCGGCACTGTCAATAAAAGCCGTGCGTGCAAAGCCCCATTCATCACGGTTGCGGTCAAGAAAATCAATAAAATTCTTCACCGTGTCACTCGGGGCAATAGGCGTTTGCATTTCAGCGTTGTTATAAACTCTTTCATCAAGCTGAACACACTTGCCGTGATTGGTAATGCCGTAAAATGTCATTGCGATAGTGTCAGGCGACTTCTGCGAATAGGCGGTATCAAGACCTGCGGTGAACTGAACAAAGTGTTCCGACTTGCGGTTACAGTTCAAAAACTTTCCTGCCCACTCTTTTGATTTGATATGTCTTGCCCTCTCAAAATTCGGGAACACAAGACCTGTTGCTCTGCCTCGCAAACCTAAGATTTTATTTTTATAGAGCTTTGTACCTTTCGGTGCAGAGTTCTTTTTCTTTTCGATTTGCTCGGGCGTAAGACTTAAATTGTCGGCAAAAGAAAAGAACCAATACCGCCAATTCGGTACAGGTTCTTCGGTAAGCTCCGCCGTAATCTCGGGAGGAACATCGTTTTCATATTTTTTAAAAGGACGGGAGCGGTTGACAAACTCCTTATACACAGGCAGGCTCGGATCATCGGGATTCAGCGTTGCAAGCATATAGTCATTACGGGTTGACATCTCTCGGATAAACTCGATATCGGCGGTGTTGATTTCGTCAATATAAACGCACCCAAACTGCGCACCGAGAACCATTTCCCACTTATCCCGACTGCTGTAACCGAGAATATAGATAATTTTGCCCTCAAACTTGATATGCGGCAGCTTGTAATCCTTGTCGCCGTTACCACAATAGACAGCGTTGCGGTGCAAGTCGAGAATACCGTTGTCCTGTTGAATTATAGTTTCCTCAGCCTTGCCCGTAGTTTTGGCGGCAATTGCGTGAAGCTTCTTCGGTGACTGCGACACCATTCGCATAAACTTAACGCCTGCTCCGACGGTAGTTTTGCCGGACGCTGTAGTTCCTTCAAGAAATTCAGCCGACACATTTGTTGTGTTGATAAAGTCGATATACTTTTGTGACAACGGGAATTTGTTACTCACTCAGTCCCTCACCACCCAACTGCCTGAACACATCGGATAGCTTTTCGGATTGCTCAACCTTTGCGTCAACCTTAACGGTGTATTCGCCCGTCATCTTGTTGAGCGTGTCAATCGCCCTGATTCTGTCGGAGGTGTCCTGCCCGTCATTCCTTGCAATGTCGGACAAAGCAACCTGTCTGTCCTTTGCACTCATAATGCGCTCATCTTTGAGCCTGTCGGACAGCTGTTTGATGTACTCTGCAACTCTCACATTCTCTAACAATTTGCAGGCATTGGCATTTGCGTAATTCTCGGAATATCCTGCCTGTATCGCACTCTGAACGGTGTTACCGCTCTGCGCATAATATTCTGCAAACTTCCTCTGCCTTGCATTTAATTTGTCTTTCACGGTATCACCGCCCTTTCTAAAAATCAGCAAAAGAAAAGACAGCACATTTCTGTACTGTCTTTAAACACAGGTTTCCGGAGTTGCACCGGAATCTGTAAAAACTGTTTTCCTATTTAAACTATCCCCTGCGTTTATAATATTATATCAATAAATTTCTAAATATTCAAGTGTTTTCTTTTTCTTTCCCATTTATTCAATAATACACTTACATATTTCTGTTCTTTATCAGTCAATTGACGATCTCCAATTTCATTATGTTCATAGCCCAAATGGGTATGTGGCATCATTCCATTATGAGGTCTACCTTTAACGTCAATTTGTTTTATTCTTTCGCCGTAGTTGTCATAAAAAGTAACACTTTTGATGTTGCTCTGTTTGTCAAGAGTAGCATACACTCTATTTTTTGTCATAGTTTCCATAGGAGCTTTTATCGAGGTATTACCATTCATACGAATTACTTTTATTTCACCAAATTGAGCAACTGTGTGATATTCTGTACCGTACTTCTTGCCCCTATCACTTATACCGCTTGAAGAGCCTCTTCCGCCCATTATAACACCCTTTTGAATTTATTATGATTTAATTTTCTTGCCTGTTTTCCAGTCAATTCCTTGTTTTGCCAGTAATCGTCTTGCGGCTTGTGTCGATTGATTATCAGGGTGCCCGTGAGCAGTTGTTAATCTTCTTTCTGTAGGTGTCTTATCTCTAATCACACCCTTACTTACCAAAGATTTGTATTCCTTTCTTGCACTCGCACGCTTACTTGAATAATCCGCATTAGCTTTCAAGACCTCTTTCTCAAACTTTTCCTGTCCGCGCTGTGTTTTCAAAGCTCTATTTCCTCTAAGCTTATCAACCGTATAACCACTTGAAATATCCCCAACTCCTTTTAATTTAAGGAATTCATCCTCGGTAATAGCATTTGAAGGAATACCGACTGGGTTTTTGATCTTTGGGATTACTCTAAAACTTCCGCCTCTTCCGCCCATTATTTTGACCTCCTGAATTTTTCCTGAAACGATTTGATGTTGATGATGTTTCCTATACATTCTTCGGGGACTCTGCCGTAGAAGATAATTGTTTCAGGCTGTAAGCGTTCAATCATTTCTTTGTAACCTTTCAAAAACAGTTCTTTGGCAATCTTGTTTTTCTGTGTGCCGACACTTGACACGGCAACAGTACCGCCAATAGGTTCGCCGTCAAAACACCATTCAAAACTCTTTTCATCACTCCAACAAATTGTAGGTATTACCTCAATGCCGTAGAGTTGTAAATATGCACCTATCCAATGCTTGCGATAGTGGTTATAAATCTGTAACGCTTTTGGATAATCAGCGTAAAGACTGAAATCAGGCGATAATACACAACTGAATTTTTGTAGACTCTCAATATACCTGTCGGGTGTATTCCATAATCTTTGGAACTGGTAATCGTCCAAAAAGAAATGCACACCGCAGTTGTTCTGCTTACTGCTCAAAACTTCATTAAATCCGATAAAGTTGTTTTCTGTAATTTTTGTAGGCTCAATAATCGGGATGTCATATTCTCCTGCACCCTGAAAAATCGCTCTTGTGCTATTTTCGTAACCTGTACCGCATTTGTCTTTATACATCAATTTCACCTCACAACACAAAACCGCCCTCAAACGAGAGCGGTCTGTGCGAATTTTTATCTTAGGAGAGTTCTACATATGTCCTGTTTGTCAAACTTTCATAATACCATTATACGCAGGGTAAGGGTGACATTCAATGACATTTCAAAATAATTTTACGAGAAATCGAACTTTTTTCGGAACGCCTGTAACGCTTCGCCGTGCAATCTCAGGGTATGCCTTACGCTCATTTCCATACTCTCGGCAATATCCTCCCACCTCTGACAATTTATGTAATACTCGGTCAAAATTGCAATGTAACGGTAATCGTCAAGTGCGTTGATTTTACTGCGGATTTCAGTTTTCAACCGCACAAGATTGTCAATTTCCTGATTGATTTCAGCCTGAAGGTCTGCAATCCTATCCACTATCCGCATAGGGTCATTCACTCCTGATGTCTTAACAGGCTCGTTCTGCTTAACCGATACCTGTGCAATATTCAGCCTAAGTTTTGACAGCTCGTGTTCTTTCGTTCTGATTAACTTGTCTGAAACCCTGACCGAATATAAATAATCTTTAACCGTCAATCCGTATCACGCTCCTTATTCACCTTCAACCAAAATAGTATTCCAACGCTTTCTGCCATAATATCTCCATTGAATATGACCGTCTGCAATTCGTACTTCGACATTTTCGAGATTGTCAAAGTTCATTATTCTTTCTCTAACGGCAATTTTGTTCTTCTCCGAAATATTATCGAAATATGCCCAACGATTTATTTTATTGTTTATTTGTTCAATAGTCCATTCAAGGTCAGTCAAGTTTGCTACTCTTTTCCATTCTGCCTGATGAACATCAATAAGTTTTTGAGCCCCTTCATATGTTTTGAACACTTCACCGACTGGTAAACTGATATGGTACGGGTGGTGAGGTTCGTTGAAGTAAGAACGAACAAGTCTATATCCGCTATTACCACGACAATAATCAACCTCTATGTGGCTGTAGTCACGATCTTGGACTTTTACATATATACCTTCTTTTATTGCAGTTGCAATATCTTCTGCTTTGTAAGGATTCAAGTGTTTTGCAATTTCGGGCAACGGCTCAACAGTAAGTTGAAAAAAATCATAGTTTTCTTTTTTGAAAAAATCTTTAGGTATCTTTTTCCAATGTGTAGGCGTCTCGAATTTTTCATAAGGAACACCATTAATAAACCGTGTGTCCATGAAATCGTATAACTGAATACAAATTTCGTGTGTATAGTGTTCTTCAATCGTGCCAAAACCAATCGTCCATTTAGGTTCTTTTTTCTTGACGAAAAAGACAACTGCACCAATCGGAATTTCTTTTCTGTTTATATTTAGTTTATGATTCTCAGAGTAAATGTTTGCCTCTTCTGGAAGGACTTCAGTTATTCCTGATATCATTTTTATCTACCTCACTTTCAAGCCAATGTTTTGTGCAGTCAATACAGCTGTCATTGAATCGCTTTTCCATAGGACAGCCAACATACGGAGTGCCGTACGGACAACTGAAAAAGTCCATACAACTCCGAGCCATTTCGTCAATTGACATCTGTTTGATTTTTTCAAAGTTTGTCATTTTCTTCACCGCCCTTGACACGCTTATTCCATTTTTCGGCGTACTGTCCAATATATCCTGTTTCTTCATCAGCATCTCCTGCAGGGATAGTAAACGGCATACAGATTTCATCAAGTACGCAATTTTGTTCCGTATCTGTGTGTAAATAATATTGATGGACAACCGGTTGTCCATACTTGTTCACAAAAGAATCTCTATGAAATTTCATCTCCCTGCCGCAAAACGGACAAGGCTTAATTTTCAGTTCAGGCATTTTCTTCACCGTCCTCAATAGGCAATCTATCCTTGACACTTATCCATTTACTCATTACTCTTCACACTCCTTATCCATTTTTGCACCGCAATAAGGGCAGTATGGATACAAATCAATGTCCTCATAAAAAGTGAGAAAGTTGCCACACTCAGAACATAAATAATTTGCATAACCGACACCCTCGCTGTCATATTCCCAACTTCCGTGCTTAATCTCTTGCATATCACACACGGTTGCTTCGTTGGGTTTACTTCCGTCAACTTCGATAATATGCTTAACTGTTTCGGCATTTCGTTTTGAATTAAAGTATATCGTGTTTACACTACCATCTGCGAACGGTATATCCAACGCATAGTCACCGCAAAAATCACGGATTTTTAATTCTTTTTCAATCATCGCTCTTCACCGACCTCAATAGGCTGATTCCAACACTTAATACAGTTATCGTCACAATCATCTATGTTCATCAGTCCTAACGCACTTGGACATACAACTTTAGGTGCTCCATCATCGTCAAGCGGAGCGTTCGGATAATGTTTCAAAAACTCGCTCAAATAAGTTTTCTGTGGGTGCTCGTCACTCCACTTCTGCACGATTGCAATTGCCTTTTCGGGATAGCATGTTTCAAAGTCCGAACACACAATATCCTCTCCATTATTCATACTACTTAATGGACACTCTTCGCAACTAATTTCGCATACTTCACCTGTTTGTAGTTTTACCATTCTTTGCTTTTCAGCAAAGTACTGTTCCGTTTTTGTACAATCAATCATTTTCTTCATTCTCCTTCAAAATTAACAACTTTTCCGTTGTCGGTATAGTCCCGTTTGTCAAATTCAAGTTTCAGCTTGTCGATGACGACCCTGTCGATATGCTCCCAAAAGACTTCGTCAGTGTCGGAGTGTTCAATTATCTCAGTCATCGACTTCAAAGCCTTTGCACATCTATCACGACCAAAGCCGAAATCCTTATGCAAGGCAAATACAATCGTCTTAAAAATTCGCCTTGTGGCGTCCGCAATTTCCTTGTCCTTGACTTTCTGATATTCCCTGTCGGCAAGGCGGTTAATCTCCGCCATAGCCTCCTTTTTCAGCTTAACTGGTATTCTTGCTTTCAACGCTTTCTCTCCTTTTAAATTCACAGACAAAGCCTGTGCTCATGGGCTTGCAAAACCTGCAATGCTTACAGCAATAAACGCATATGTACAAACCTTTTTCAGAGTATGGGCATTTCCGTATACTACACGGATGATATTCGTGTTTACACTTGCAACACATTTGCAATTTCATTAGCAGCAATCACCCAATTTCAGATATTTTTCAATTGCTTGTTTTGCTGACCTGCTGCCATAACATACTTTGACAGCATAACCACACCGAGAGAGATTTTGTAACCACCTGTCTTGATGTTCAGATGTTTTATTTTTTCCTACCTTAAGTTCAATGTATAATCCGTGATATTTGCCTTTTGGTACAGCCAAACACAAGTCGGGGACACCGGCTTTTACCCCCTGCATTTTGAGATGTGCGGCTTCAGCTTTATCTCTCCTTCCTCCATTAGGAACAGCATACAGCATTGCAAGTTCAGGGTGTATGTTTGTTTTCACACAGCTGTCAGCCCATTTAATGAGTTTACATTGCTCCTGTGCTTCAGACATCATTTTCATTTCCTCTCGTAAAACGGTAATTCTTATTTTTATCGGCTTTAATAAAAATTTTCGGATTAGCCATTTCTGAAATTCTACTGCCTAAAGCCTCATCAATCTGCGAAATCTGTTCAAGTGATAATTCAGATGTTATGACAGTCGGCAATCCTTCATTGTATCTGTAATTGATAATCTTAAATGTAGCATTGACATCAGCTGTTGAGACAAAATCGCCCCTGCGAGTTTTAAAGAAATCATCAATGTAAAGAATTTCCGCTTGCTTATATGAATTTATGAGAGCTTCATACACCTCTAAATTACTCGATGCCTGCTTGATTTTGGTAATATCATCCTGCCAAAGCATATATTTAGGTGCTTTGCCTTTTTTGAGTAATGCTCCGACAATAGCCGTACATATATGTGTCTTTCCACAACCGGGCTGACCGCCGAAGAAGAACCAATCAGAGCATTTGTCAATGTACTCATATGCTTTATCTTTCACATATTTCTGCCAATCTGAGGTTGTCTTGTAACTTTCAAAAGTATATCGTTTAAGAAGTTTTTGAAGACCGCTGTTCTGCATTCTGTGAAGTTCATCTCGAATTTTCATACAATCACATTTGCAAGCAACCACATCATATGTAACCTGCCCGAAAGGCGTTTCGCCTGCCTTTACATGGTAAATATAGCCTCGGTTCATACATTTCTCGCACTCATAGCCAATGAGCTTACCGGGTGTTGAGTTAAACACTTTTGCTTCTTGTTCGGCTCTTTCTCTCGGAGTGAGTTCTTTAGAAAACTTTCTCGCCCGTTGGATAATTTCCTCCGCTCGCTGTGGTGACATTATTCTTGACATTATCGCTTGGATTGAATCCATATCCTACACCTCCTCTGTCTTGGACCTTATTAAGCCATTTAGTAATGAACCCTTTAATGCCGGTTCTTGTTTTTCTCCTGCTCGGATTAGCTTCGAGCCACCCCAACATCGAACGCAATTGTTGTTCTACATCAACAGCAGGATACAAAATTTTGTAGTGCTGAACATCAGATTTTGAAACTGAATAATTACTCTTATCGTTCAAAGGTAATGTAATAAAAATATTTTCACCGGCGGTGTCGGCTGCATTTGCAGCCGGCATCGCATAATAATTATTTCTATTTACTTTACTTTCCTTTACTTTACTTTTCTTTGTGTCGTTCTCGGAGAGATTATGCTCATTCTCGGAGAGATTATGCTCATTTTCAGGTATAACTATATAAGCCTTTGTTTCTTCCGTTTTCAAAAGCCAATATAATCTATTTATTGTGCGACCTCGCACGGAGCGTTTTTCGATAGCGTACATATATCGTTCTTGCATCATTTTGTTGGTCAGTATGCTCTCCCTATCAAACAGCCCGTTATCAAACAGCCCAATTCGTAAGCAAAGCTTAACTACCTGATTTACCGTATCTGATTTAATTCCACCGCTCATTCGTTTCGCTATCGTGGCAGCACTGGTTTCTTCTCGCCACTCATAATAGTAACCATTTGTTGCATAAGCTTTGGTACAAATCCAAAAAAATACTCCAAAGCCGTCCCAACCCTGTGCATCAATAAGCACATCAAATCTCTCATCATCATCGAACAAGTGAACATCCCAAGCCGCAAAGTCAAGCCCTCGCTTTGGTTGTCCAGCCATTCACTGTATCACCTCTTTCTTTTTGTATTAAGTTTCAGCTTTGTACAAAGATATTCATCAAGCTCTATACCGTAGATTTTGTACTTATCAAACAGCTCTTTTTCGTGCCGATGTGCTTCATCGTGGTGCTTTCTGCAAAGGCATATAGCTTTTAATCCTATATGTACAATCTGTTCCCTATCTCGCCCCATACCAATTCTGTCAACATGATGAACTTCACCTGGTGCATTGCATATTGCACACTTACGATTTTCAAGACAACTGTACAAGTATCTGCCTATATCATCTGTAACATTAAGCAGAGTATCTCTTGTTCCGATATTTTGGTAGAAACAAAAATCTATCAGATAGCTTATGAAATCTCTTGCTACGCTTTTTTCGCAATCAGACAGCGAAAAGTATTCAATGCCAAATTCACCGCAAAAATTAAACTTGAAATATTCTTTAATCCATTCGGGATTATCTCCGCACCAAAATGCTATATCTCTGATGATTGCGTATATTTTTCTTCGCTGTTCGGCAGAAATCGTGCGTCCGTCAACAATTCTGAGTTCAATTTCATGTACTTGTTTCTGTGCAAGTTCTCTGCCGATACGCTCATGCGGTCTTACTATTAAGTTATATCCGTCATAAGATACTATGTTCGCTGATGTAATCATACTAAGTCCTCGTGTTGGTGCATATAAACGAAGAAACTGTTATTACCCATATTTTGATACAACCATTCATCGCACTTTTCTTTGCTCAAATGTGTACGAAGAACTCTATCTTCGTACACATATTGACCTTTCAATCGTTTATCTTTTATTCGATTAAGTAATTCTGTTTTTGAGTAGTTAGCTTCTACAAGATACAAATCGTAGTTCTTAGCTGTTATATGAGCGATTTCCGATGTATCAGTTGCGTATATAACTTTATATATCCCCTGTTGGGTGTTGAAGTGTAACTTCCAGCCGATATTAGGAACATCATGCCGAAGTGGTACTGCTGAAAAAGTAATATTGCTGATTGAGTACCATTTATCCTGAGCGACTATGAAAGAATTGTATTGAAAGGAGGTATCACCTAATAAAAAAAGCTTTTTGCAAAGATAATTGGGGTAAATTATCCGAATACAAGGGTGTTCGGAAAGTAGTCGCTTTAGAGTGGCAACATTGCAATGATCTCCGTGTTGATGAGTTAAGAATACATATTTAACTCGGTCAACCACTTTACACTCAACAAGTTTGCTAAACGGCACTCCGCAGTCAATCAAGACCTGACCGTCAAGAAGAACTGCGTTGCCCTTAGAGCCTGTACTGATTATCTCAACATCAATCATCTCACTCTGCAAGATCATCGATTGAGAATGCTTCATCGGAATCAATCTGCTGTTCAGATGATTCCGGTAATGGGGCATCTGACGGTACATCTGCGTCAATCATTGTATTCGTTTCATAATCGGGAGTACCGTCGGCATTGATTATATGATTGTCAGCTTCATACGCTGTCTGCATTTCAACACTCATAACGCCCCATTTGCTGATAAGCTGTCTGAGCATTGTTTTCTTAGCCATCGCATCAAAATCCTTTGCCCAAAATGTATAGCTTGTACCCTTCTTGATATCATTTGCATATCCAGCTGAATACTTCATAGCGTGCTGTTTCATCTTATCCTTACTCCAGTAAAGAGCTTTTTCAAAGCCGTTTACATAGCGAAAATAAGCATAATATCCGATTGTTTCAGCTGTTTCACGCTCTGTTTCATCTTCAATCATTTTGATTGTAATTTCTTCTGTGAGCGGATCCCAATTAAGAAGTTCTCCCTCTTTGATTTCCACCACATTAAGTCTTTTATACTGTCCTGAACGGATAGCAAGCTGAATATAGCCACGATAACCAAGAACGAATGTTGCTGTTGTACGATTGTTCTTACGGTCCTTAAACGGAACCATGTAATACTGTCCGAGCTGTGGTGATGGTGGCAAGCCGAGCGAATGTCCGCAAAGTGCCGCTGAAAGAATTGTTCCTGCATCACATTCTTCGAGTGCCGGATTGGTACTCACTACTGAGGTAATAGCCGCCGTGAACTTTTGGATTTCCTTCGGGTCTTTCATTGAATTTGAAAGGCTTTTCTGAAAAGCCACTGTCTGGAGCATGGCTGAAAATTTTGGTTTTCTCTGCTGAATCTGATTCTGAATGTTATAATTACTCATAGCGTAATCCCCTTTCGTTGATTAACTGCTTAACAGTGAGTGCAAAATCTTTAAGCTGTGATTTTGTACCGTAAACCTTGAATGACAATGACAGAACTTTTTCATCTTGCTGTGGCTGTTCTGATATTTCTTCAACCGGAGGAGCAACTTCTTCAGGCACATTTGCAACAAACGGTTCATATTCGTCAAGAGTGTTGCTCACAGCCTGCTCGGCTTTTTCACGCTCTGCTCTTTCGGCTTCTGCCCTTGCTTTTTCTTCTTCAATAGCCTTGTACCTCTCGGTTACGGAAGTTATTGCAACCGATACATTCAAAGACCGCTTATACTCGTACAGGATTTCGTCCTTGTGCTCCTGCGTTGCGATAAGCTTTAAGTCATCCATAATCTTGTCAAGGTTAGATTTTATAGTTTCTTTAAGCTTTTTGAGAGATACGCTCATAGTAATGTTTAAACTAACTTGCTCATATGCCACAAAATCAATACCGAGTGATTTTGAATACTCATCAAAATAGCTTTTTGATTTTTCGTACTTTTCCTGTTTAAGACCCTGCTCAATGGCGTCAACCTTACCTTTAAGGGCGGAATCAGCTTTCTTATAAGGCAATAACACGCAATCTTTGTAAACTGTTTCAAAAGCCTCATAAGGTGTTATTATTTCCGATTTAACCGCTTTTCGGCGAGTTTCAAATTCCGCAAATTCCTTATTGAGCGATGAACGCAACTTCTTGATTTCCTTGTAGTTTTCGTCTGTGCATATCATTTCGCAGGCAGTGTTTACCTTTTTCTCAATTTCAGATTTAACCAGCTTGAGATTCTCGATGATGACAGGAATCTGAGCTACCTGAATTAAATCGGTTGAATCAGGTTCTGCATCATTAACTGTTGACAGATTTTTTACTTCTTCCATATCAGCAGTTTCAAGCAAATTAACGGGTTCTGTAATTTTGGTCATTTTATGTTACCTCCTTAATCTATTGACCATTCTTCCTCGGTAATGCCGTGAAAAAGTTCGGCACATTCACGAGAACAGAAAATATCATCATTTGTATCTCTGAAATATGTATAATCATATCTGAGTTCTGCGTTGCACGCTCTGCAATGCCCCATTACCAGTACTTGCGGTGCGTTTGGGCACATCGGATTACACGGAGTGCTTCTGCATACTTCGCACATTTTAATATCTCCTAACTATTGATTTTTCGATTCAATATGATATAATGAGCTTGTTTAAATTTCTTTTTGTTTAATCCCGTGTTGCTGTTCCTAAGCAATGCGGGATTTCTCTTTGCCTGCAAGTTGCATTTCAAACAACGCCTTTGATACTCTTTCAGCTCTGAGTTCTTCCCTGATAAGCTGTTCAAGGTAATAATCCTCAAGGCGTTCACCGTTTGCATCACCAAATCGGCTGATAATAACCGCCAACTTGTTCTTAGCGTGTGCCTTAGCAATTTCAAACTCAGATTCAGTGCATATGTATCCGTTTGAGGATATAAAATCAGTGTAATTCAAAATATTTTCCCACCTTTATATTTGATAAACATTTTGCTAAGGTCCGCAAAATGTTCTTTTCATCAAACAACCTTGTAGTCGTTGGCATTTTCAACCCCCACACATTCAAAAACGATTGTTTCGGGGTCCGATGATTCGTAGGCTTTGAGCTTTCGGGCGAGTTCTGCGTTCTTTGCTCTTTCGGCAACATATAAGGCTGTCAGCTTATTAAGCTTTGCTTTTGTTTTTTCAAGACGGCTGTTCGCAATGTCACGCTCCTGCTCGGTGCTTGCAAGACTTTTTTGCGTGTATTTAAGCTGGTCTTTGCTGTCACGGTACTTTTTTCTAAGCGACCTTTTTGTTTCTAAATCTTTAAATGCCATTTGTTACACTCCTTTCAACGGGTTTGAACCGAGAATATAATTGAGAAACGGTATTCTCGGAATACGGATAGATGTGCCGACTACAATTACATTGAATCCCAATTTTTCGGGTTCGTCCTTTGCTTGTTCACGCAATTTTTGCGGAGCAACTCCAATAGCCTTTGCGGCGTCCTCAGAAAGCAAATAGAAATCACTGCTATCCATAATTTCTTTGATTTTTTTGTTCATCTGAACTGTGTCCATATAAATCACCTCCTTACTTTACTTTTTCAACCTTGACGCCTTCCTGAATTTCAATTCTCGGAAGGGCAAATTCAATGCACATTCTTGCAAGCTGTGAGATGTAAATTCCTGTCTTGTCTGAAATCTCGTTAAGTTCCTTGAGCGTGTCATTATCGACAACCGCTCTGATCGTGTTGCCCTCTTTAGGCGTCAACGGCTTTACGATTGGTACAATCAATCTGTCTGACATATAAACTCCTCCTAAAAATAAATATTACTCATCATCTGATTTTGGAAAATGATAATGATAGATTGTGTTGCCGTTAATATCAGTTTCAATTGTGCAGTCACCTCTGTAATCGCTTTTCAGCAGATTCATAAATTCTGCGATTTCATCGGGTGTGCCTGTTATCTGCATTGTTATCACCTGCTTTCTGTTTTACCTATCTTGATTTCTACACCTAAAGCTGTTAAGAGCCTGTCGGCATTTTCAAGAGATATGCTCTTTTTGCCTTTTTCCCAATACTGAATAGCTCTTTTAGTAAAGCCCGATTTCTTAGCAAGCTCGCTTTGTGAAAGACCTTATTTATAAATGCAATCGTTTCTTTTATAGATTTTGACATTTCTGCTATGAATGCAGAAAAAATGACAAAGAAAAACTAATTATCCTTATCTGTTGAGAACTTAAAACTAAAATTGAAGAATTCAAGCTGATTGATTGTATCCTGCAATTCGTCAGCTTGTTTTTTTGCCTTTTTTATAAGGCTTTCAAACTCCTGCAAATTTGTAGCCGATATATTAAGCACTCCTTCATTTGAATAGTTGCCTATCATTTTATTTTTCATTTCTTCACCTCTTTTCAGCTAAGTCCGTTTAATGGGACTGTGATTGTGGTATTATTGATTGTGTGGGTGTTGGTTTAGTTATTAGTTTTATCACGCTTTAAGCGTAATTCGGAGCCAAAAAAAATAAAATCAATCGGGAAATCGTAAAGTTCACCGATTTTATGAACCATATCCCAGTCAGGAACATTAGCACCACTTTCGTAGTTTTGAAGAGTTCTTTCATTGATTTTAAGTCTTGAAGCGGCTTCTTTCTGCGAATATCCTGCATTTACTCTTGCCGCCGCAAGTGTGATTTTAGGATAATTAACTTTGGTGTTGAGCATTTCGTCACCTCCTTACAGCTCTAATAATATCACGCTAAAAGCGTAATGTCAAGCTAAAAACGAAATATTTTTAAAAATATCTTGATTTTTTTACGCTTTTAGTGTATGATTTAGATAAATAAAAGGTAGGTGTTCAATATGACAGATAACAGTGAAATGAACAAAAAGATATTCGCTAAAAATTTCAATTATTATCTTGCCATAAATAATAAAACTCAGGCTGATATTGTTTCAGACTTAAAAATCACAGCCTCAACAGTTTCAGACTGGGCAAATGCAAAGAAGTATCCACGAGTAGATAAAATGCAAATGCTTGCAGATTATTTCGGAATACTTAAATCGGATCTGACGGAAGAACACGCAACATCAAAACTTACTGATGATGTAGAACTTCAGGAATACCTTGAAGAACTCAAAAACAGAAGTGAAATGCGTATGCTGTTCAGCCTTGCAAAAGGTGCTACAAAAGAAGATGTTGAAAAAGCTGTTCGTATCATTGAGGCATTGCAAAAGGATGAATGATTATTGGACGATATTTATATTAGAGGAATCGAACTGCCGCTGACTGTAAAAGGTGTTACTGTTGTGGATTCAGACGGTAATTTCAATGTTTACATAAATATTTTATTAAGTCATGCTGTTCAGCAAAAAGCAACAAAACACGAATTGAAACATATTAAATCAGAACACTTTTATGATTATGAGCCTGTTGTTTATAACGAACTTGAGGCTAATGCAATTTAGATAAGCAAAAATCTCAACGCAAAACAATACTTTAATCAAGCAATTTATTAGAAGATAATAAGAAATTTTGCTTGATTTATCAATTTTTTTCAAAAAAATATCTTAAAAATCTTGAAATTATTACTTATAAGTAATATTATACTCATAAGGGGCATAACTATGGATGAGGTGTATTTAAAAAAACAAGTGAATGACAGATACAGCAACATCAGATTTTCTGATGATTGCATTTCTGATATTACTGAAATAATTAACGAATCAGGAAATGAGTTATCCTTTTTAAAGAAATTTTGGCGTACTCTTAACATATTAGATGAATACAAGGATATGGCACCAATAAAGATGTCAAAACTTTTTGAAAGTCTGAAAGGACACAGCAACTTATACTCCATGAAAATAAAATTAAAATTGAATATAAGAATATTATATTCAATAGACAAAAACGGAACAATACTGTTGTATGGCTTTTATGAAAAAGGAGGAAAACGAATAACGGATTACAACAACGCAATACCAATAGCATTGGAACGATATAAGGAGAGTAAAAAATGAAAAACACAAAAACTATGACTGATTTTATTCAAACCTTTGCCGGCAGTTTATCTAAAGCTCAGATTAAGGCTTCTTACATTATTTCTGACATATCATCAAAAATTACAATTGAAAGATGTAACAGAGATATGACACAGAAAGAATTTGCTAAGTTTATGGGCGTTACACAAGGAATGGTTTCAAAATGGGAAAGCGGTGAATATAATTTTACCGTTGAAAGCATTTGCAACATATTAGAAAAGCTGGATTTGGACTGTAATTTTGAAATTTTTAAAGACAATATAATGGACAATATTCAAGATATTAGTTTTGAATTAGATAAGTCAGATGATTCAAAGTTATCAAAAATTGACTTAAAAAATCCTCAAAATTTATTTCTTTTAGAAATGGCAGGTTAATAATTATGGATATAAGAGATTCATTAGCTACATTACAATTATTAAATACAAGGGTGCCTGAATTAACCATAGAAAATGACTTTGTAACTCTTCCGTCAAAAGAAGAAACAGAAACATCCTTGGAATTAGGAGATGTCGGACACGCTATTGAAAAGCGTGACGACGCCTATGTCGGTGTTTTACAACTTAGGATCCATTCAATAACAAAAAGCAAAAAATCAAATAAGAAGATAGAATTTTCAATTGTTGTCGAAGGTATCTTCAAATTCGACGGTGACAACAAAGAAATGTTTGAACAGATGTTGTTTCTTAACGGTAATTCATCTCTGTATTCAATAGCTCGTTCCCATATAATAAATATGACATCTTTATCTTTTGCGTCAGGTCAGATTATATTACCTATGCTTAATTTTGTAAAAATAGCCGAACAGCTCAAACAAGGTGAGGCAAAAGTTTCTGAATAAACTATAAAATAAAAAATCCGCCCTGCTCGACTGGTCCTCGAACAGAGCGGAATCACCTACACAGGGTGCAGATGATGCAGTTTAATGCAAAATAATTGTATCACACTCCCCTGAATTTTTCAAGTTTTGAATATCAGGGGATTTTTGCACCCTTTTTTAAGCAAAAGGAGTGTATAAAATGAAACTGCCTAACGGCTACGGCTCTGTTTATAAGCTGAGCGGAAACAGGCGCAATCCGTGGGTTGCCTGCGTGACAATAGGATACAACAAAGAAACACGCAATCAGGAACGCAGAGTTATAGGCTACTTTCCCAACAAGCCGAAAGCTCTGAACGCTCTTGCTGATTACAATCAAAACCCGTTTGATGTTGATTCGGCAAGACGCACTTTTTCAGAAATTTATGAACTTTGGTACAAGGAGTTCATCACCGAAGACACAAATCCAAACACCAAAAGACAGTATAATGCGGCATACAAACAATGCTCAATGTTATACAATCGCAAGATGTCCGATATAAAAATCATTGATATGCAACGAGTTCTCGACAACTGCAACAACGGTTATCAATCGGTTAGGCGAATTAAAATTCTGTTGAACAAAATCTACGAATACTGCATATTTCACGATATGCTCCATAACAATCTTGCAGAAAAATTGAAAATCAATACCAAGTCATATGAAACAAAACGGGCACGCAGGGAGTTTTCGGAAAGCGAAATAAATCTTTTGTGGGAATATTCAAATCTTGATTCGGTAAAAATAGTGCTTATGCTGATTTATTCGGGAGTGCGTGTATCTGAACTTCTCAATCTGAAAATTTCAAATGTAAACCTTGACGAACAGACTTTCTTTGTTGAAAGTTCAAAAACCGATTCGGGTGTACGAACCGTGCCTATAGCAGACAAAGTACTGCCGTTTTGGCAGAAATTCATCAGCGATTCTAAATGTGGATATGTTCTGAATAATACCAATGGCAAGCCACTGAAATACGATAACTTTAAACGCAACTACTGGACACCTCTGCAAAACGATTTAGGTTTAGACCACACCATACACGAAACAAGACACACCTGCATTTCAATGCTTGTATCGGCAAATGTGAACCATACAATCATCAAAAAAATAGTCGGTCACAAGTCGAAAATGGACTTGACCGAAAAGGTTTACACCCACATTAACCCAAAAGAATTGGTGAACGCAATCAACAAAATATAGTCTTATATTATCCTGAATTGTTCATAATTATGTTCCGTAGCTTACATATAGCTAACAAAATCCCCCATTTTCCCCATTCCTATCCCCCTTGCAAGTTACCTGCACCACCAGAAAGCCTCGAAAAATCGCTTGTTTATGCGCTTTTTCGAGGTTTGTTTTTTCTTATATTTCGATTTTGTGCGCTATTTGTGCGCTACTGAGTATATTTAAGCCTGTTTAGTCTTGTTAAAGCTATTGCTGTCAAGTACATCTGCAACTGCTCCCAGAGCCTTTGCCTCCGCCTCTTTAAAAGCGTGAGCATAAATATTTAGGGTTGTACTGCATAACCAAGGCAGTCTTCGCCTATGAGATAGGCTTTTTTGTAGTAATAGAGGTCTGTGAAAAAGTCAAGCATTTGGTTATTCTCCTTTCGCATAATGAAAAGACCCCGTGGATATTTTCACGAGGTCTTTTTGAATTTATGTCACGGCTTTTGTCAGCCATGTTTGTTACGGGTTTTTAATCGACATACCAACCTTCACGCTGTACGCGTTCACCGACTTTGAATGATATAACATCACTGTAGTAACCGCTCGGTACACCTTCGTCAACATGTTTGTCACAATGAGTGATGTGTACATCCTCAGATGTAATATTTATCTATGTATATTATCTGTACCGCTCATTGATTTACCTTTCCAATCAATTTGTTTTAGATCCCAGTCATCGTTAGCTGATACTTTTTCATAATAAGCATGTGAAATCGTTTCTTCCCACTCTTCTGTCCAATGACCACCTTCTACTATTTTAGTACCAACCTGTTTTGTAACTTTTACTGCGTGATAAGAACCCCATCCTTCATTATTTTCCACTTCCCAAATTAAATGCTCTTTTCGTTGGTGAGAATCTGCTAATTCTTGCCCACAATTATTACATACATCTATGTAGCCAGAACTAAATACCGGCTCTTCTCGGGTAGTTGAAACCCACTCACTGTAGTGATGGATTTTTACCTCGTCATGATTTTTATAGTACCTAATTCCGGTTACCACTCCCAGATTTTCGTAATTGTCACCAATCTTAATGTCTTGCGTTGGCTTTGCAGGGGTTGTTACGGTGACACCCTTTGAATCATATCCGCTTGTGAACTTGTTAGCTGATGAATTGATACATCTTACTGTGTAGGTATATGTTTTTTTGGCACTTACATTCTTATCATTGAATGTGGTTGAGGTTGTGTCTGCAAGCTTTTTCCAGCTTTTACCGTTCTTTACATACACACGGTATTTTTCAGCACCGTTCACCTTGCCCCAGCTGATTTTTACGCTGTTATAGGTTACCTCAGTTTTTGAAATTTTAGGAGCGGCTACATATTTAATTGACTTGCCTTTGCCGTTATAACCGCTTGTGAAGCTCTTTGCATCTGTACTAATGCATCTTACGGTATATGTATAATTCTTGCCTGATGAAACGGCTTTGTCTGTGTATGTAGTTGAGGTTGTATCTGCAAGCCTTGTCCAACCCTTATTGCTTTTGTAGTAAACTCTGTACTTTTCAGCACCGTTTGATTTGTTCCAGCTTATCTTTACACCGCCGTTTACGCTCTCGGCTTTGGTAATCTTCGGAGCTGAAATATATTTTACAGTTTTGCCCTTTGAATCGTATCCGCTTGTGAACTTAGTTGCAGATGAGTTGATACATCTTACGGTGTAGGTGTATGTCTTGCCTGATGAAACCTTACTGTCTGTGTATGAGGTTGAGGTTGTGTCGGCAAGCCTTGTCCAGCCCTTACTGCCTTTGTAGTAAACTCTGTACTTTTCAGCACCTCTTACCTTGCTCCAGCTTATTTTTACACCGCCGTTTATACTTTCAGCCTTTAAGATTTTCGGGGTTGCAAGACTTGTCTTTGCTGACTGTGCCGAAACAACAGGGGCATTCGTTTCAACAGCACTTGCCGTAAACGGAACTGCTGTTGCCGTGCCTACCGTCATTATTGCAGAAAGCAATAACGGCATTATTCTTTTTGCTTTCAT